CAGTGCTCGCCCGATCTGGCCGGACCGTAGGGGCTCCACTAGGATCACGAACCTGCCCTTGTGGCTGGCCGCGGTCGGGACCACGCCAATCAGCGCGGTCACGTCCCGGAAGCTGCCATCGGTGGAGCTGAGGGCAAAGAGCGGTCCGGAGACCCCCAGTACCTCGTAGCGCGCCCGGTCGGCGCCGCTGTCGTTCCGGATGTAGACCGTGCCGGGGATCTGCTGGACGTCCTTGGCCTGGGAAGCCTGCTCCCGCTGCCGGCGCTGGAGATCCTGGGCGGCATCGATGAAGGCGTTATAGGCCCCGGCCGGGATGCGGAGCGTCTCCCCCGGCGCTACCTTCCGAAGCGCGTCGCCGGCCACGGCTCAGACTCCGATGCCCAGGAGCGAGAAGTCCCCGTCCTCGTAGACCTTCTCGACGTAGACGGCGACCGGCTTCTTGACGATGGCCTTGGCCCCGGCGTCCTCCTGGTCCGCGTACCGGACCCACATGTACTCCCAGCCCTTCTTCGAGATCCCAGCAATGCCGCCTACAGTGATGCCGGCCCTATTGGGGCTCGAGGCGAACTTGAAGCTGATCTCCCATTTCTCGGTGCCGCGCTTGCTCCCGGAGGCCCCCAGGAACAGGCATTCCCCGGGCTGGAAGCCGCGGAAAGCGGCCACGTTCACCCGGCCGGTCAGCATAAAGAGGACGCCCTTGTACGGATTCGTGACCACGCTGTCGGCCAGGTAGTGGGTCTCGGAGAAGCTGTAGACGGGCAAGGTGATGTCGACGCCTTCGACGGCGTCGGCCGTGACGCCGATGGCCCCCTTGAAGTCCGGCGCGTTGGCGCCATACCGGGCAATGGTCGCCAGGCTTTGGGTGATGTGCTGGTTGCCGCCACCGGTGTCGAAGCTGAAGACCGGCTCGTCGCCGGGGCTGCCAGAATCCGGGCTCTCGTACCGGACCGTCACCTTCCAGGTGTGCTCGTTGACCCGTTCGGCGATCTCTATGGACTTGCGGGGCAGGCCGTCGTGGGTCGCCGGCGTACCCACCGTGGCTATGGCCTTGACCTCAGCCTCGTCGGCCGCATCCCGGACCACAAAGGGCAGCTCGGCCACGGACTTTTCGGCCAAGGTCTCCGTCCGACCCGCGAAGAGTTCCTCAATCACAGCGGGCATGGCCGTTCACTCGAATTCCTGGTCAGCGAACCGGTCGAGGATCTTCTTGGTGTTCTTGGCAGTCTCCTCCGTGGCCTTGGCGGTACGTTCCTCGGTGAGGCTGGGCCCCACGGCGAGCCCCCGGGCCGCCTCGGCGCTGAAGGTGCCGACCACTTCGATCCGGGCGGCCTTCTCCAGCGCCGGCATGACCTCCTCCTGGAACTTCTCGAACCGCGGCACTTCGGGCGCCTCCGGAGGCGCTTCCGGCTTCCGGGCCTCGGCCGCCTGGCGCTTGGCCTTGGCCTCGGCCACGGCCGCCGCCCACTCATCCTTGGCCTTCTTCAGGGCAGCCTCGGAGTCCGCCAACTCCTGGTCGTGGCCCTGCTTCCGGGCCTTGTCCTTCTCGTCGGTCTCGTCCAGGATCATGTTGATGACGGCCTTGCGCTCGACTTCGATGGCGGCCAGCTCCTTGTCGCGCTCCGCCTGGGTAGTATCGCTCCGGACCTGGGCCGACTTGTTCATAGCCTCGGTCTGGCGGTCGATGTTTCGGCTCACCGCCTCCACGTCGATGCTGGAATCCAAGGTGCCCAGTACCTTGGCCCACTGTTTGGCCATGAATCCCTGCACATGGTTCCAGACCTTCAAGACCCCCGTGGAAAATCTGGTCCAGAGGTTGAGCAGGAAGTTGATCGTTCCGGTCCAGATCCTCCGCAGGCCATACCACGCCTCAGCCACGACGATGGTCAGGCCGTCGAAGATGTCGCTCGACGTCTGGAGGAACCAGTACTTGAAGGCGATCCAGTAGCCCTTGAGCCAGTTGATCCCGGCCTGCCAGACCACCTTCATGGAGAGCCACATGATCCTGGCGGCCAAGGCGATATCGCCGGCGGCCAGCGCGTCCTTGATGCCCTGGAGCGACTCTAGGGCAAAGCCTTTGAGGTCGTCGAATCGGGCGCCCAGCCACTCCAGTGCCTTGCCGCCGGCGCCGGTCGCCCACACGATGTAGGCACCCAGCGCCGCCAGGGCGGTGACCACCAGGCCGACGGGTGTCAGGATGAAGCTCAGAGCCGTCGAGATGACCGAGGCCATGACGCCAAAGGCCGTGCCCACCATCGAGACGATAGGCCCCAAGGCAGTAAGCCCCGCCCCTACCCCGAGGATCACCGCAGCGATCTTGAGAATCGACACCACCAGGCCCCGGTTCTGGGCGAGCCAGTCCCGGAAGGCCACTATGATTTCCATGACCTTGCCGGCCATCTCGCTGAGCAGCGGCGCCAGCGCCGAGCCTACCGTTACCACCAGGCTCTTCAAGACCGCCGTCACCCGTCCGAAGGCGTCGTTCAACTCGGCCGCGGCCTTGGCATCCTGGGCCGTCATGACCACACCCAGGCGCCTGGCCTCGGCTCGGGCCTCGGCCAAGCCCTCAATCATGGGTAGAAGCGAGGTTCCAGACTTCCCAAAGACCTCCATGGCCGACGCGGCGCGGAGCGTGGGGTCGGTGATCTCCGACAGGCGTTTGGCAATCACCAGGAACTGGTCCTCGGGCTTAAGGGCGAGCAGATCCTTGGCCGAAAGCCCCAGTGCCAGCAGGGCGTCGGTCGCCGTCTGCGAGCCCTCGGCCGCACCTACGATAATCCGCTGCATGCGCTTGGCCGCGCCCTCCACTTCGCCGAGGTCCGTACCGGCGAGCCCCGCGGCGTAGCTCAACTCCGAGAGCGTCTCCACGCTGAAGCCGGTGCGCTTGGCCATCTTGTCGAGCTGGTCGCCCATCTCCGAGAAGCCCTTGGCGCTGGCCAAGAGCGGCGTCACGATCCCAGCGCCCAGGGCCATCATCCGAAGGCCCGTGGCCTGCAGGCCTGCCCCAAACGCCTTGATGCGTCGTGAGGCCGCCTGCAGGCCCTTCACCAACCTGGCGTCGTTGGCGTAGAGCTCGATGAAGGCGAGCCCCGCCCGGATGCCGCCGGATGAAGCCATCATTCTGTCCTTGCGGGTACGATGGGTTTCATGTAGTTATGCCTCAGGGTCAAGGAGGAACCTGTATGGCAACTGCATCCGGCCAATCATCCTGCACCAGATGCCTTCGAGATCTTGATCCAGGCGTTCCGCTGAAGAGCTGTCCCTCTTGCGGCGCCCCGTTCTGCGCCGGATGCTGGCCGAGCAATTCGCCCCAATGCCCGAAATGCGCACGGATCGTGATGCCTCAAAGAGGCCTCTTGCCCAATTCGCGTGATCGAGGAAGCCGGCAGAACTGATCGCGTTGCACCCACGGGCATCATTTCCCAGGATCAGCGAGCGCCCACCACCCGGCCGGCAGCACCACCACGGCGGGCACTTCCCGGCCGTCCTTGTTAGCCACCCAGACCTTGGCTTTGACCGGTTCCCTGAGCCTCACCGGCTCCCCCTCGGGAACCACGATCACGCGACTTCCGCAGCCGGCGAAGCAGGCGCTCACGCAGATCGTCACGGCGAGCGCCATCCTCCACCGAGTCAGCCAGCCCTTCCCTGATTGCATGGGCGAGTACCTCCACAAGTACCGGGGCGCACTCGGCCAGCATCGCGCCGAGAAAGCGCCCCAGTACGACCGCGAGCGGGGTCACTTGACCCCCACGTCCTCGGAGGAGACTTTGTTGTCCCTGGCTGCGATCAGCCCGATCCCGGCTGCGACCGCGGCGCAAACCGCCGTCCAGTCCGGGTTCGTCGCCGGGTCACCGTCGCCCAGCAGGCTCACCGCCCCGGCCACCGCCGTCATGATCGCGCAGACACCGAACACCGTGGTCTTCCAGCTCTTCATCTCCCGTCTCCTTCCTTTACTTGCCGCCATCCACGAAGACCGCCTTCAGGATGGACAGATCCTTGGTCTTGGGCGCCGGCCTGGCCTCGGCCGCGTAGGGGTGAAAGTCGGATGCGTCGTAGGGCCGGTGCTTCTTCGGGTCGCGGTGGACATTGGCGAGCATGGCCATGACCGAGGCCGTATGGTTCCAGGACTCGCGGCTCCGGCCCTCAGCCATCCAGACCAGATCCCGCAGGGTGAACGGCTCTGGCGCTACTCCGACGATCCCGGCGAGCCGCCAGATGAGTTCCCAAGCGCGGCCAGCGCCGACTCGAACTGCCGGTCGAGTTCGGGGCTGGCCAGGCGCTGCTCCGCGACCGCCAGCGCCTTCGCCTGGAACACCCCCAGCTTCTCCATCGCCTTGCGGAGAAGGCGCCGGCGGCTCTGAGGGAAAAAATCGATGAGTTCCTCCAGGAAGGCGGTCGAGGCCCCGTCCAGGGCGTCCCCGCCCATCGCCCGGCCGAAGTCCTCGTCGGTCAGCTTCTGAGCGTCCGCCTCAAGCTTGACCACCGCGTAGAGCACGTCGCAGAGGAACACCGGGTCGTTGGACAGCCGGTCGATCAGCTTGCCCTCGATGACCTCGAGCAGGTTCACGCCCAGGAGCGACCGTACCCGTTTCAGGGCGGCGACGTCCAGCTGGACCGACCAGACCCGGCCGGCGTTGTCCTTGAAGGTTCTCATGGCGGATCTCCTTTAGACGACCTTCATCCACTCGGGGGCGTGTTCGGCGTAGGTCGGCTTGATCGAGATCGAGGCGGTCATGGCCTCCTCGAGCGGCTCCTTCCGGCTGAAGCTGATCACCGACATCGTGGCCCGCAGGCCCTGGCTGCCGCTGGCCGTAATCGGACCATCCATCACCGCCATCTCCACCGGCGTGTCGCCGAACCAGGCGTTTTGCAGGGCGGTGAAGCCCTCGTCCTCGGTGTCCCAGACCATCTCGAACTCGATGGAGCCCTCCTTGAGCGTCCCCACCGTCGCCTTCCAGCCGGCGTTGCCCCGCGTGGTCAGGTCGGCCTCGCCCTTCTCCAGCGTCAGGGTGAGATCCTTGACGTTCTTCATCTCCTTCCAGTCCGGGGTGCCATAGGTCCCCGCGTTCCTGAAGAGCTTGCCTTCCATGCCGAGTTTGTGGCTCATCGCTGTCTCCTTACCCTCGGACCGAGTTGGCCCACATCTTGGAAAGCTGCGGCTTGCCGATCTCCAGTGCCGGCCCCATGAACGGCCGCCGCGGATACCGCCTGGGCTTGTTGCTCTGGACTGGCCGCTGGGCGGCGGGGAGCTTCTTCGCCTCTTCCTTCGCCCGGGCGACCTGCTTGGCGGTCTTGAGCCGGACCACCACTGCCTTGCCGCCGTCGACCGAGATCGGCCCGTGGCCGCCGACTTCCAGCTTCCAGGTGGCCTTCCGGGCCTTGCGCTTCTTCGCCGGCTCCGTGCCGCCGAACTCGTGGGTGCGGCCGATCCGCCCCACCGCCGTGACCGTTGGGCCGATCACCACCCGCTGGCGTTCCTTCTCCACCCCGAAAAGGATGGCGCCCTTGAGCCGCCCCTTCCGGCTGTGCGGCTGGTGCCCGGCAGGCGCCGGCTCCTTCGAGACCTTGATGCTGCGCTTGGCGATCCCCCGCAGATACGCCCCGGCCTGGCCCAGGCTCTTGATCGAGCCCCGCCGGCTGGCCCGGACCACCTTTCGGGAGTCCATCCGCGAGCGCACCTTCATGCCGACCATGCTCAGAACCCCTGCGGCATAGCCCCGCGCGGGAAGCGCAGGTAATGGGCCTCAAGCCAGGCGCTGCCGGCGGGCTGGCTGGCACCGTTCTTCACGAAGGCGACCAGTCGGCCACCGCCGGGAATGATCACCCGCTTGGTAACGTAGCAGTCCAGGAGATCCAGGTCGGAGCCCGAGCGTTCCTTGGTCATGGCCAGGTCCACCCAGGCCTTGTCGACGCCGACGATGGGCTCCATCTGGAGCACCGCGTAGCACGGCGCGCTGTTGGGCACGTAGACCGAGACCGCGGTGAGCAACCAGTTCTCGTCGGCCGGCACCGTGCTTCCGTGGAAGGTGACACTGCCGCCGGCGGGCACGTGCCCCTCGACCTCCTCCAGGAAGAGCGGCGGTATGCGGCCGATGTCGAGGTTGTACATGGGTCACTCCATGATCCGGAAGGTGAAAGTCAGCACGCTCGTGAACTGCCGCAGCTCGGCCATGTGCTCCTGGCTGTAGATGGGCACGTTCTCGGTCTTGACCCAGACCACCAGCGGCGCGTGCGCCAGCCGCTTGAGCTTGAAGATCGCGGCGATCTCCTCCACCAACTGCATCAGCGGATCGACCTC